GCCCCCGACCTAACGGTCGGTGCCTTGGTGCTCCATAGGAGCTTTGTTTCGGCCGCGAGGCCGCAGCAAAGTAGCGTCCGGGTTGTACCCGGAGGTTAATCCGCTGTTTAACACTTTTCGTCCTTGAGGACTTCCATGACACCACCCAAAACTCGCGTGTTCGACACGTGGACCGACGGTACCGCCAGTTATACGTATACAAAACGTGACTGCCGGCCGCCCTACACTGTCACAACCACTTCCTGGACCCATCTCCCTACATGGGAGGGGCAATCCTTTAGAGGTGTTAACACGTCGGGTTTCCATAAGAAGGTGAGGTCAGGAGTCCTTATCCCGGCCACCCCTCTCACCCGTTTCACAACGGTTGGGTCTGGGGCGGGCTCGCTCGCTAACTGCAACACAGCCGGGTACGGATACACCGGTTCATGGCTGCCCGAGAGCATACGGTCGATGGCGTTAATAACGCTGGAAACCGCTCAAGGGATGCCGGGACAGTCAGAAATGGCTGAACTGGCGTTGCAAAAGGCGACATCGAGTCTGGCTGGGGAGTTTGACGCTCTCACGTTCTTGTTCGAGCTCAAGAAGACGCGCGCAATGGTAGCATCCGTGCTGCCGCGTGTTGCCGAGAGTTTCTGGCGGACCGTGAGGAGTGGTCGCCCCCGGAGGGGGGACACGGCCAATTGGTGGCTCGAGGGGCAGTACGGGTGGTTACCCTTACTGCTGGACGCGCAGACGATTTACAAGAATCTGACGCGCACAAAACCTCGGCTCCATCGTCTTTCTAGGAGTCACACTATCAGCAATGGTAGCACGCTCCAGGACGTGATCGAACTCACGCCAGCCCAAGGCCCATCCTATGGCCTGTCTGCTTACATGTCGCACACCATCGTCAAGTCGACGGAGGTGAATACAAGCGCACGTGGGTGGGCAGCCGCGGATGTCCTAGAGGACTGGGTGCGGGTGAATCCGTTGGCAACGGCTTGGGAGTTAATCCCTCTCTGGTCGATTATTGTCGATTGGTTCCTCGCTGTGAGTGAAGTGTTGATTGCGGTGGGGCTGATCGCTCGTGCCGATGCAGTTGTTGGGTCTAGGTCCGTCCAGACTCAGTGGTCCATAGGAGTAACATCCGAGGGTCATGCGCCGTTCCAGACAAATTGCTCTGGGACTCAAAGCACAACGGTAGGCAGCACGACAGTTCTCACCAAACGGATCCCTGGAGGCATGTCCTTTGTGCCTCAACAACAAGACTGGAGCATCGCAAACCTGCGAAATGCTCTGGCCTTCCTCCAAGCTGCTCTTAAAGGTAAGAAGTTAAGGTACCCTGTCGGGTAACCTGGCTTCAAACTCCCTGAGCTAACTACGATAGGTGATAATATGGCCGCTATGGTCACTACCCTCGTCCGTCAGTCCTCGAATGCGAATTCGACGACTTACATCCTGCCCGTTCACACCGCACTGAAGCCGGCGTTGGTGTTGCAGAAGCGCACCATTCCCACCGGCAAGAAGGTCATCGCCGAGGATCACATCCGTGTGTTGGTCGCCACGACCGATGCAGAGGAGAACATCCTCGAGTCCAAGGTGGACATGGCAATCTCGGTTCGTCGCAACATCCATAGCGACGACGCTGATATTGCCCAGGCGCTCACGTACCTCAAGGATATCGTCCAGAGTGACGAATTCGAGGATCGCGTTGTCGCCATGCAGCTTGATCTGAAAGCTTAGGCCGGCTCCAATGCCGGTTTGGGCTAGGACGGCATCCGCCGTTCTCCGCTGGTGGCTTGGCATCCACTTGGGTGCCGTGTGCCGGTGGCTTAGGTCACGTTATGTCCGACGCAACCATGGGAGGACCCGCAATGGGCCTAAATACCGCGTCCGCGGCGATAGCGTACGAGATAGCATCTGCGTACGTCCGCGACCTGAAGGAGCACGACCTTCTTCCAGCGACGGCGATCCAGACCCTGGAGGGCTGGATACGTAGTCGATCGCTGGCTCAACTCGTGCAGGCGTCTTCGCTCATGGGCCAACAAGGATTATCATCGGCCCGCGAAACTTATCGACATCTCCTCCAAGTCGAGGCGTTTTTCAAAAAGAACGCCTCGCTCGAACAGGCGAGTGCTCTGCAGACAGCCGTTGACGCGTTCCAACACGCCGAAGCGGTCAATCGCATCACTAACCGTCGACTTGACTACTATTGGGAGCACAGAGACCGAATGGACCCTGAGCTCAGTAGCCAAGCTGCCCAAATGGAACACTTCATCGGGCGGATATTGGGAGACCGGGAAAGCTACCTCAATGCAATTCCGGAGTTGGTGAGAATGACGTCAGGTGCCTCAGCCCACGCGGGCCGCAGGGTGTCCCAACCGCCTCTCAAGTTGAGGGCCAAAGGGATGCACTGCACCCCCGGGAGCGCTCCGATGCTTCAGTCCCTTGCCGCATTCTTTGGGCAGGAACCGCTGGAGCTGGAGTTATGCGACTGGAATCGCGTGGAGTTCGTACTGAAGAACTGGAAGACGAAGCGAAGTATTGGATGTGAAGAAGACGGCAGTTTGCCGCTCCAGCTCACGTTCGACGCTTACGCCAAGTCAAGACTGGGTCGCTTCACAGCGATCCGGCTCAATGACCAGTCCTTCAATCAGAGAAAAGCCATCGAGGGATCGATCACTGGCAAGTATGCCACGGTCGACCTCAAGGAAGCGTCTAACAGAGTCGCCTATAATACGGCAGCATGGTTGCTACCGAGCGACTTCTTCCAACTGTTAGATGCATGGCGCGCGAAGACCGGCAGGTATGCCGGGTGTGCCGAGTCGGGCGTAAAGCCCTTCGAAATCACATATGCGATGTTCTCCTCAATGGGGAATGGAGCGACCTTTGCGCTCGAGACTCTGATTTTCGCTGCTGCCTGCGTTGCCGTAGGAAGCAAGGACTACCAGGTATACGGTGACGACATCGTCATCGAGGCCGAGTTGGTGGCACCTCTTCTGAAACTGCTCAGGTTCTTCGGCTTGACTCCCAACCTTGACAAGACTCACGTCACGGGTCCCTACCGGGAATCCTGTGGCGCTAACTCTTGGGAAGGTGTCGATATAACTCCGTTTTACGTGCGGGAGATCCCTGTGCGTAGGACAGGCCAGTGCCATTTAGCAAATGGTCTGGCACGTATCGGCATCCCAGGCGGGCACCTTTGGCGGAAAGTGCGTGGCTACGTAGCCATGCATCACCTTCCGATCGGGCCCGTTCAAGAAAACACGACGGCCTATGTGCACATCGATGTGCCTACAGCCTACAAGTCGAAGTTGATACAGTTCCGCGACGGTGGACTGCAGGTCAAAAGCCTCCGTGAGGTGGCTAGCGACCGTCCCCGTTGGATGCGCCGCCGCATCGGGCCCTCGGCAGTCTTCTTGTGGCACCTCAAGAGGTGGCAAGAGCAGCCGAGGCTCGAGTCGTGGTGGCAATTCTTCCGGTTCACAAACCCACTCACGTGGGCGAAGATGACAACTGTGTCAGGTAGTGATAGTACTCCGATTGGCGCCGTGAAGGTGTCGGCGGGATGGACGTACTGGGAGCCTTGGGAGGCACCCGGTACTGGGGTAAACGCTCTGACACACCTCCACATGTGGTCAGAATCCTTATCGGTTTATATCCAAAAGACCCGTAAGGTGCGCTAAGTCAGGAC